AAGCAGTTGATGGTAATTCTAATCCAGTAATAGCCACCAATGTTTTAAATTTTAAGTTTGAACCTGATGATAAAATTTTCATTTGTTGGAGTGGACTGACCAGAGATTTTGAATGGTCAACCACTCCTTTAGGTTTTGTGAAGCCTCGGTTTTCAAATAACAGGGGTCACCGAAATCCTCATCATTGTTACTTTATGTCCAATCTGGCTATACGAGCAACTGAAAACTTCTTGACTAAAAACAATTTAAATTATATAATGACTTCAGCTTTTGTGATACCTGATTGGTTAGAAGATGAAACATGGTCTAATTGGATAACACCTACATTGAAAGATATTTGTACAAAAAAGTTATTGGAAAAGTGTCTGCATCCTAATCAGGAAGGACATAGGAAAATAGCAAATTATATTATGGAGTATGTTGATGAAGCACTTTTTATGGGTAGAAAAATATCGTCCGACAAAAATTGAAGATTGTATTCTCCCTGATTCTATTAAGAAAACATTTAAGGAATTTCTCCTCAAGGGAGAGGTTCCTAACCTGCTTTTGTGTGGTACAGCAGGCACAGGTAAAACTACAGTAGCAAGAGCCCTCTGTGAAGAACTAGGCAGTGATTACATTGTCATTAATGGTTCGGATGAGGGTAGACAAATTGATACACTCAGAACTAAAATCAAAAGTTTTGCAAGTGCTTTCAGTTTTGAGGACAAGCCTAAGGTTGTAATCATAGATGAGGCTGACTACTTAAACAAAGAGTCAGTACAACCTGCTCTCAGGGCTTTCATAGAGACCTTCTCTGACAACTGCCGGTTCATATTCACTTGTAACTACAAACAGAAGATCATTGCTCCTCTGCACAGTAGGACTACTGTGATTGAATTTTCTTCACGTAAAGAGGACAAACAAAGTCTTTGTGCTTCTTTTCTGAAGAGGATGCAACATATACTGAACAGTGAAGGTGTTGAGTACAAAACAGTGGTCCTTGCAGAACTATTGATGAAACATTTTCCTGACTATAGAAGAGTTATAAATGAGTTACAAAAGTACAGTGCATCAGGTGTTGTTGATGAAGGAATACTGAGTAACTTGTCTGAGGTAAATACAAAAGAACTGATTAAGTCTCTGAAGAAAAAGGACTGGAAGAAGATGCGACAATGGGTCGCTAACAATGTCGAGTCAGACCCTCAAGGTATTTTCAGATACATTTATGACAGTTTGATTCCTGAGGTAGAGACTGTGCCTCAGATGGTTATACTTATTGCAGACTATCAGTACAAGGCGGCGTTTGTTGCAGATCAGGAAATTAATCTGACTGCTTGTTTGACTGAAATAATGGCGAGTATGAAATTCAAATGAGTATATTAGAAGGATTCGGACCTCCTGTTGAGGAGATAAATGAAAAAGACTTTGAGGAAAAACTCAAAAAGATAAGTCCTTTTGATTATGTTCAGGCAATTAATTATACAAAGGAGGATATGATACTAGATGAGCGAACTGAAAAAGAGTATAATGCTTTCATTATTAATCGTGCTATGGGTTATTCTCCCGATACTGTTATTGCTGGCAACGAGATGAACTCTCGCCCACACCTGGATAAAAAGATGCAATTTGATTTTTTGAAAGGTGTGATTAGAAAGGCAAAAAGATATAACAAGTGGTTGAAGGCAGAAGAGTCAGACTTAGAAGCGGTACAGGAATATTTCGGCTACAGTTTTAACAAGGCAAAAGATGCTTTGAAAATACTGTCAGACGATGACCTATCAAAAATCAAAACTTTCCTTGCTACCTCAAAAGGTGGTACATTATAAATACTCTTGTAATTTTATAATAATTCATAAGGAAAATGAAATGATTGACCGTGATAATTTATTTGGTATTGATTATCCCGACTACCAACCGCTAGAAATATTATTAGAAGATCCTGAGAACTTTCTAAAAATTAAGGAAACTCTCTCACGGATAGGGGTCGCTTCTAAAAAGGACAATACATTATACCAATCTTGCCACATACTTCACAAACAAGGAAGATATTTTATAACTCACTTTAAAGAACTGTTTGCACTAGATGGAAAAGAAGCAGACTTTATGGATAATGATTTGCAACGCAGGAACACTATCGCAAAACTTTTAGAAGAGTGGGGACTGCTCAAAATTATTAGTGAAGGAGAATTAGATTACTGTCCTATGAGTCAAATTAAAATAATTTCTTATAGGGACAAAAATGATTGGAACTTGGTACCGAAATATAATATAGGAAATAAAAGGCGAACATGAGTCTCAGTAGGAAATTTAAAGCTGCTGTATTATCAATAGGGCAGTTATTATTAATACCTACAATTTATTTAGTTTACACGAACCCGCCAACAGCAGTGTGGTTATTTTTTACATTGGTGTTGTCTTATAAATTTGGCGTGTTTGGTTGGGTGTTGGGTCAACACAGATACTTTACTCATAAACAATTTAAAGTTTCCCCTTTTATGGAAAAGTGTTTGATGTTTTGGGCTGTGATGGGAACATGGCAAAGTCCAATAGAGTGGGTTGAAAGTCATCATCACCATCACAAAAACTCGGACACAGAGAACGATGTTCATAGTTCTAAATATTTAGGTTGGAGAAACTGGTTTTTCTTTTTTCACAAAACAGACACAATGAAACCTAGTATTTCTGTTTTGAGAATGGTAAAGTCGCCTTGGCACCAGTTCTTTTTGAATTTTAAATATGGTATAATTTTTGGTTATGCTTTTATTTGTTATTATTTGTTTGGTATAATGGGATTGACATATGGTTGGTTAGTTCCAACATCATATGCAATGCTATCACAAATTGTAATTGTTATGAACCACAAAAATGGAGAACCTAAAAACTCATTTTTGATTGACTTATTTACATTGGGAGAAGGTCGGCACAAGGATCATCATAATAATCCTAAAGACTACTCCAAAGATAAATTTATAAAACCTGTGATAAATTTGATACGGGTTGTATAAATAAGACGGACGCCGAAAGGGTCCATTACAATAACTCGCTTAATAAAGGAGACTATTATGGTTAGTAATAAGCGTTATGCTGTGGCAGACATGGCTGATATTTTTGATAATGTTCGTTCCTATACAATAGGATTTGATCGTATGTTCGATAACTTAAACACTGTTTCTGAACTTTCAAATAATTATCCTCCGTACAACATCTTGAAATTAGATGATGAACACTTTGTAATTGAAATAGCGTGTGCTGGTTTCACTAAAGATGAATTTAACATTCATGTAGTGCCTGAAGGCAATAAACTTGTCATTCAAGGAGTCCAGGACAGAGGTGAAGATAAACGTGATTATTATCACAAAGGAATCGCAGCTAGGAACTTTACACGCACATTTGCTTTGACAGATGATGTGGAAGTTACTGATGCAGATTTTGAAAATGGTATGTTGAATGTATCTCTTGTCAGGATTGTACCTGAAGAGAAGAAACCTAAGGAAATTAAAGTAGGATAGGAGAATATTATGAGTAACTCAGTACGAATTCTGAAGTTGGATACAGGTGATGACGTTATAGGTGTTATAAATGAGGTTGAATTGGCTGAGGGTAAAGGCAATAAGGTCATAGAACTTAAAGCTCCTCACTATATAATGATGAAGCCTAAAAAAGATACAGCGAACGAATTTGTACTGGGTCTCACTCCTTACGCCCCCTACGCTAAAAATGCGTCAATAGCATTTATTCCTGCACATATTGTCTCCATTTGTGATCCAAATGACGATTTGTTAAAAGAATTTATAAGACGTTTTGATGAAGGTGTTGTAAGAACAGATGACCCAACAGTAAAACAAGTTTTAAAGGAAGCGACACACTAATGTATGAATATAAATGTAGGATAAGAAAAATAGTAGATGGGGATACCGTAGATGTCGATATAGATTTGGGTTTCGGTATCTGGTTAAATGATGAACGTGTTAGAATTATGGGTATTGACACACCCGAATCTAGAACACGAGATAAAGTAGAAAAAATATTTGGCAAGGCAGCAAAAGAAAGACTGAAACAACTTCTCGGTCCATATTGTACTCTTAAAACAAGAGTAGCAAGAGACGGTGAGGATATGAGGGGCAAGTTTGGTCGAGTTCTTGGTGACTTTGATGTATATTATCATGCTGAGAACAGAAGAACTACAGTTACAAATATTTTAATCAAAGAAGGTCATGCTGTTCCTTATGAAGGGGGCAACAAAGATGAACTTGTTGAACTGCACCGACTTAATCGCCGCCGACTTATTGACACGGGAAAAATTGCCGTTCCTGATAATCTGAGGGCTTTTATTACTTGACACTGAACTCCTTATATTATATAATGTTATTACTTGAATGGAGATCAGATGTCAAAATTTTATACATACGCTAGGCACTATGGCGACAAAATACTTTATCGAGGGATATCCGATAAAGGCAAAAGGTTCAGTAGAAGAATTGATTTCTCGCCTACACTTTATGTGAAGGCAAAAGAAGACTCCAAATACAAATCTATTTATGGCGAGCAAGTCTCGCCTATCACATTCGGTGGTCCTAAAGAGGCTGCTGACTTCATAGAACAATACAAAGAAGTTTCTAACTTTCCTATATTCGGACAGTCACACTGGGGTTATCAGTACATATCCCAAGAGTATCCTGGTGAGGTTGATTGGGATATAAATCAGATCAGTATTTACTCAATAGATATTGAGACTACAACCGAGAATGGTTTTCCTGATGTTTTCAATCCTCAAGAAGAAGTGATACTGATAACAATGATGGAAAGTTCTACTAAAAAGATCACAACATGGGGTCTCGGTCCATACACACCTACAGAACATACTGCACACCTAAACGTAGACTATCGAGAATGTTCTAGTGAGAAACAATTATTTGCAAGATTCCTTGAATGGTGGACAGTAAACACGCCTGACGTTATTACTGGTTGGAACTCAAAACTATTTGATATACCCTATCTTGTAGAAAGATCGGTACGTATAACGGGAGAGGACATTCTAAAGAAGGCGTTTAGTCCTTTCAAGTTGGTACACAAAAAGGAGTTTACTAGACTCGGTAGAACACAACTTTCTTACAATATCACAGGCGTGGCACAGTTAGACTACTTGGACATATACAGAAAGTTTACATATGTAACAAGAGAGTCCTACAAACTAGACTACATTACAGAGGTTGAACTTGGTCATAAGAAACTAGAAAATCCTCACGATACTTTCAAAGACTTCTATACAAAAGATTGGAACCTATTTGTTGAATACAACATCATAGATACTAAACTTGTAGATGAACTTGAGGAGAAGATGAAACTCATTGAGTTGTGTCTTACAATGACATACGATGCTAAGATGAATTTTGACGATGTGTTTTCTCCTGTAAAAACTTGGGACTGTTTACTGTACAATCATCTACTAGATCAAGATATAATTATTTCACAACATGAGGGTAAGCAGGCAAGCGGTATTGCAGGAGCATATGTACAAGAACCTGTCCCTGGGCAGTATGAATGGGTCGCTTCGTTTGATGCTACTTCACTGTATCCTTCTATCATTATGCAATACAACATGAGCCCTGAGACACTGGTGCCTGGTGGGGTGTACGCTGTTACTGTAGATGATTTGTTAGAAAACAAGGTTGAGTTTGATACTGATGATGCTATAGCAGGCAACGGTCAGACGTTTACACGTAGCAGGCAGGGTCACTTCCCTAACATTGTACAAAAGTTTTTTGATGACAGACAACGCTACAAGAAGTTGATGCTAGAGGCTAAACAGGATTATGAGAACACTAAGGATCCTAAGTACAAGAACTTGATAGCAAAGTATAACAATTTTCAAATGGCACGTAAGATTCAACTCAACTCACTCTATGGTGCAATGGCTAATGAATTTTTCAGATACTATGATGACCGAATAGCAGAAGGAATAACACTATCCGGGCAATTTATCATAAGAAAGACGGCTCAGGCACTGGATGAGTTTTTGAATGATACGTTAAAAACAGAGGGTGAGATGTATAGTTTCTATACTGATACTGACTCCTGTTATATTACTTTGAAGGCTATTGTAGATAAGTTTTTTGCCGATAAACCTAAAGACAAGTTAATTGACATATTAGACAAAATAGGTGAGGATCAAATCGAACCTTGTATTGCAAGAGCGATGACAGAACTTGCCAACTACACAAACGCCTTTGAGGAAAAAATATTTTTCAAACGTGAGGCTATTGCAGACAATTGTTTGTGGGTAGCAAAGAAAAGATATGCAATGAATGTGTGGGACAACGAGGGTGTTAGATATACTACTCCTGATCTTAAGGTTATGGGACTTGAGATTGTTCGTTCGTCTACTCCATCAGTTGTTCGAGACAGTTTGAAAGAGTCGGTTAGACTTTGTTTGACCAGTGACGAAAAAACATTGCACCGATATATTGAAGAAACAAAAAAGGACTTTATGACTAAATCAGTTGAGGATATTGCATTTCCTAGAGGCTGTAATAACATTGCAAAATATACTGATGTGTCTAACATTTATGCAAAAGGAACTCCTATTCACGTTAGAGGTGGTTTATTGTATAATCATTATTTGATTGAAAGGGGTCTTGCTAAGAAGTATGAAAAGATACAAGAGGGTGATAAAGTAAAATTTGTTTATCTGAAGGAACCTAATATCATAAGGGAAAACTGTATTTCATTTATCGGAACTCTCCCTAAGGAATTTGATTTACATAAGTATGTCGATAAAGAATTAATTTTTGATAAGGCTTTCTTGGAACCACTGAAAACTATTGTGAAAACACTTGGGTGGAAAACAGAACCTGAAAATACACTTGAGGATTTATTTACGTGAAAATTTTAATTGTCGGTTATGGATTTGTAGGAACTGCCACTCATTATTTGTTTGAGAGAACAGACGCTACAATTTATATACATGATCCTGCCAAAGGATATACTAATGTAGGAGGTCAATATGATTACATATTTTTGTGTGTTCCTACTGATTTAGATCTTTGCAATCAAAAATTAAATATCAATTTATTGAGAGATGTTTTTAATGAATGGAAACATTCAGGTCAAATAGTCATACGTAGCACAATTGGTCCTAATCAAGTAAAAAACTTCCCAGGTGCAATTATGATGCCTGAATTTTTGAGGGAGAATCATTGGAAAGAAGATGTAGACGATCCTGAACTTCCATTGATTGTCAGCGACAAGGACTTTTCTATAGAGCTACATCAAATGTTCTCTGAAAAGAAAGTTTATTGTTTGAGTGCTGAAGAGTCTATGATGTTTAAGTTGGCAAGGAACTCTGCTCTTGCTATGAAAGTTGCTGTAGCAAATGAGTTTGCGGAAATTTGTAATCGTTTAGATATTGACTATACTGCAATACAAAATATGTTAGAAGACGATCCTGCTGTTGGGGGAACTCATTGGCAGTGTCCAGGTCCTGACGGTAGAGTAGGATTTGGTGGTAAGTGCTTACCTAAAGACTTGACACATATGAAATCATTATGTTATAATAGTTACAATATTTTTAAAACAGCATTAGTTGTAAATGCAAATAGGAGAACAAGTGAATAAGGCTATAATACTTGGCAACGGTGCTAATAGAGAAGGTATGTTTTATGGAGACACACTTGATATTTGGGCGTGTAACCTTGCATATAGAGAAGACCTAAACATAAAAACACTAGTTGCTACTGATGCACATAGACAACACGAAATATATTGTTCTGGTTATGCAAATGATAATCGTTGTATATTTTTAGATTGGAATCCTGTAACATCAGAAGCAACAACACCTGAACTATTAGAGCTTGCAGGTTTTACAACTAAGTATAATGACTATGACAGTCACGGTGTTGTTATCAGCGGTTGGAACAATACAATGTTCTTTACATATCTGAATGAAACTGATAAAGTAGAGAACGTAAAAATGAGTGAACTACCTAAAAGATTTAGCTCGGGTGGTTTTGCCATGTGGTTAGCTGCGAAAGAAGGGTATAAAGAAATACTCCTTGCAGGATTTGGAGACACTAAACACGCATATCGAGAGTATGCAGAGGGTGTGGATATACCTCACGTAAAAATATGGGAAGAAGAAAGAAAATTTATTATAGATAGTTTCAAAGATGTAAAATGGAGATACGTATGAGTTTACTTGAAAAACTTAAAAAAAACAGCACTATCAAAGACACTGCTGTTCTAACCGATTCAAAGTTTTTCGGAACGAAAGATTTGATTCAAACCTCAGTGCCTGCATTGAACGTAGCATTGAGTGGCCGCCTTGATGGTGGACTAACACCTGGACTGACAGTATTTGCAGGTCCTTCTAAACACTTCAAGACAGCCTTCTCGCTGATGTTGGCAAAGGCATATCAGGACAAGTATGATGATGCTGTCATTTTGTTCTATGACTCAGAGTTTGGTACTCCTCAGTCCTACTTTGATACCTTTAATATTGATAAAGACAGAGTTATTCATACTCCTATCACAGACGTAGAACAGTTGAAGCATGATTCAATGTCACAGCTCAATAGTATTGAACGTGGTGACCACATTATGATTATCATTGACTCCGTTGGTAACTTGGCGTCTAAGAAAGAGGTTGATGACGCACTTGATGGTAAGTCAGTTGCAGATATGTCTCGTGCGAAACAGTTGAAGTCCTTGTTCCGTATGGTTACTCCTCATTTGACACTGAAAGACATTCCGATGGTTGCAGTGAATCATACGTACAAAGAGATTGGACTGTACCCTAAAGACATTCTTTCAGGCGGCACAGGCATTTATTACTCAGCAGATAACATCTATATCATCGGTCGTCAGCAGGACAAACAAGGCACTGAACTGATGGGTTATAACTTTATTATCAATGTTGAGAAGTCACGCTTTGTACGTGAGAAGTCTAAGATTCCCGTTGAAGTGTCCTTTGAAGGCGGTATCAGTAAATGGTCAGGTCTGTTGGATATGGCACTAGAATCAGGTCACGTTATCAAGCCTAGTAATGGTTGGTACCAGAAAGTAAACACAGAAACAGGAGAAGAAGTAGAAGGTAAATACAGGCAAAAGGATACATATAACAAGGAGTTTTGGTTGCCTATACTACAGGATCCTACATTCCTTGCTTGGATAAACAAGAGATATTCAATTTCAAGTGTAGACGGGATAATGCAAGATGAAGTTTCTGAAGAAGACATTGAAAGCGCCTACGAAGGAATCGCAGAAGCCTAAGGGAATTTGCGACCGTTGTAACATTGAAATAATGGAGGGAGATACAGCACTGTGTTTTCATGGACACGGTGGAGAATTGTTTTTATGTGAACCTTGTGTTGAAGCATTAAGAAAGGAATTTATAAAAGAAGATGCAGATTGAAAAATTAATTATATCCAACTTGTTACTTGATGATAATTATTTTAGAAAGGCAATTCCTTTTCTAAAGTCAGAATATTTTTCAGGTGAATACAAAACACTTTTGAGAAAGATACAGGAGTATTCCGAAAAATACAACAAACCTCCTACTAAACAAGCACTCGCCATAGCTATTGAAGAGGATAAAATAATATCCGAAACAGAACTTCCGGCACTTAGCGAGTGGTTAGGTGAGGTAGTTGAGACAAAAAATGATCCTCAATGGTTGCTAGACGAAACTGAAAAATTTTGTAAAGACAAAGCAATCTACAATGCTATTATGGATAGTATTCAAGTAATTGACGGCAGAGACAAAGACAGAGGTCCTGATGCCCTGCCTGATATGTTGTCAAAGGCATTGCAGGTAGGTTTTGACAATAACATTGGACATGACTATATTGAAAACGCAGAAGACAGATATGATTTTTATCATAGACTAGAAGAGAAAATGCCTTTTGATCTTCAAATGTTTAATGAAATTACTGAAGGTGGATTGTCAAACAAAACACTGAACGTAGCACTTGCAGGTACAGGTGTTGGTAAGTCTCTTTTTATGTGTCATATGGCAGCAAATGTAATATCACAGAACAGAAATGTTTTGTATGTTACCCTTGAAATGTCGGAGGAGAGGATTGCAGAACGTATTGATGCTAATTTGATGAATTTGCCTATTCAACAACTGAAAGATCTGTCTAAACAAATGTTTGAAGATAGAATCGAAAAAATTAACAATAAAATACAGGGTAGACTTATTGTTAAAGAATATCCTACAGCGTCTGCTCACACAGGACACTTTAAGGCTTTACTAAATGAACTTAAACTCAAAAGAAACTTTATACCTAATATTATATTTATTGACTATCTTAACATCTGTGCTAGTTCTAGATTCCGTGCTGGTTCATCAGCAAACTCCTACACAATCATTAAGTCCATTGCAGAAGAGCTACGAGGTCTAGCAGTTGAGTTTGATGTTCCTATTGTCACAGCAACACAGACTACAAGAAGTGGTTACAATAGTAGCGATGTAGAACTGACTGATACTTCAGAATCATTTGGTCTCCCGGCAACAGCGGATTTGATGTTTGCTCTTATCAGCACTGAAGATTTAGAAAAACTAGGTCAGGTTATGGTCAAACAGTTGAAAAACAGATATTCAGACCCTACAAAGAACAAACGATTCATGTTAGGCATTGACAGATCGAGGATGAAATTATTTGATATTGAAAATCCTCAGGAAGGTTTGCAGGACGCAGGTAACACAGATACTCCTGTGTTTGACAATACTAGTTTTAGTCGAGGTGAAAGTAACTTTTCCGGATTTAAAATTTAAATAGTATAAATAGTGAGAAAGAGGAGTCTCACTATGGCAGAAGAAGAAAAGAAAACCATGCCAGCCGATGTGAATGGCGATGGTGTTGTAGATGATGAAGAGAAAAAAATGTATATTGAATTCAGGCGCAAAGAACTTGAAGACCAAGATGCAATGCGTGATGCCCAACGAAAAATGGCTTGGTTTGCTCTCGGTGGTATGTTGTTATACCCATTCGCAGTTGTTGTTGCTTCATTGTCAGGACTAGACCAAGCACAAGCTACACTAGGCGACATGGCTCCTACTTACTTTGTTGCTGTTGCTGGTATCGTTGCAGCATTCTTTGGCGCACAAGCATACAGTAAAAAGTAAGGCAAAAAATAGAAAATTTATATTATGTACATATATCCGAGAGAACCCGAACACGATAGGTTTGGTTTTTACAAATATATTGTAAAAGATGTAAAAGATAAAACTGTTATGGATGTAGGGGGGAACTCAGGTAACCTCCTGTATCATTCTTACGGTGAAATCAAAGAAGAAAATTATACCTGCGTAGATGTAGACAAAGAAGCTCTTGACTTTGGAGAGAAAGAATATCCTAAATCAGAGTGGATACATCATAGTACCTACAACTGGGCCTATAATCAAAACGCAGAAAGATACATTCCCATCACAAATACTAAAAGAGAAAAATACGATCATATTTTTTCTTATAGTGTATTCAGCCACACTGATTTTAATGAATTAGTTTTTTCGTTAAAGGATTTGCAAAAATTTCAGCCTGAAATAATGGCACACAGTATACAGCTAACTTCCGACAAAACCATAGCAAATTGGTATTGGCGCAGAAGAGTCCAAGAATATGGTCAATGTATAGATTTTAGAGACTATATAGATGGAAAGTGTAAGACTACATTTTCCGTTATGGATAACAATCAGATTATTAATAACACTGTAGATCTCCAAAAATGGAATTGCCGACATCTAATCACTTTTTACAATGAGGAGTGGCTAATTCAAGCATTAGCGGACGAGGGTCTGTGTGCTGAAATAGTGCATCCTGACTATTGTTATCAGTCCTACATAGTGCTTAGATCATAGCGCCTCTCAGACCCTTGTAGGGCTTTACTAAGTTATTGATTTTGTTGGGTTTTTTAGGGCTTGACATTTGAATCTAAAGATAGTATTATACTTACATAAGTTATTGATTTTATTGAGGAAAAGATTTCAAAAAAAGTGAAAAAATGCTTGACATTTCCTCAGATTAGTGTATAATATAGCATATAAACAATGAAAAAACGGTTGTGAGGACTGTATATGACTAAGTTAGATTTTATGGGTTATGAGATTGTCGCTGACGGCGTTGATGCCGGTCGTTACGCTACTGCTGAAGTAGCAGCCCAGGCCGAAGCGGATGAACTGTATGGCTACATCTCAGATGCGTCTAAGGACGTAAATGGTTGCCGGTTCCGTATGGACATTAGCGGCATGACCTTTGCCGAACTCGAGGCAGAGTGCGACTTTTGGTCTAACCTGGTCGAGCAAGAAATTGCGGCCGAAAAGGCCTATGAGGAGGAAAGCCTCAACGCTTTCATCCAGTATGCTCCTGACATGGAGACAGCCGAGCGTTGGCTCGAGGAGGCTTGCAATGCCTAATCATCCTTGTCAGGTAGAGTTTGACCGTTACTTTTTAAAAGGTAACTTAAATGGAATTCATCATACAGACAAGATGGGTTTCATGTCGTGGAAAGACGCCTGCACTTGGGCAGGTTCAGTAACGCAGAGTCCTAGAACCGATTATGTGATTCTAGAGATGCGTAATTTAAAAACTGGACAAAAGGAGACTTTCTAATGGCTAGTACAAAACATGGCGGTCCTTATGACCGTGGTTCTGCAGATAGTTATTATGAACGTGATGAAAACCCTCACTATTACGTAGGCGCCACCTACACCTCCGAAAGGGTTGACATCACTGATAAAAATAGTGTAGAATATAAAGAATATATGCTCGGTTATACTCAAAATGAGCGTATTGGTTCCCATAAAAAGTGGGATTAACTTTAGTAATGAAAGGAGACATATATGTCTAATGTTACTGCTACAACTCAGAGTCAAAAGGTTCTGAATTTTCTTAGGTCTGGTCAGTCGCTGTCTGCAGGTCAAGCACGAGGCCTATTTGGTGTCGCCTCACTTGGCAAGCGTATTAGCGAGCTTCGTGCAAGTGGTCAACCTATCTATACTAACACAGCTAAGAACGGTACAACTGTTTATCGCTTGGGTCGTCCTAGCCGTGCTATGATTGCAGCTGCTTATCAAGCAGTAGGTTCCTCTGTATTTGAATAAGAACCTTTTTGTTATGAGGCGAATCAGGCCTGCCATGATATTCTAGAAGCCTGGGTCCTGGGCAAGACATCCACTAAACTGCCCACTTTTCAATTTCGGAGATACTAATGGCAAATCACGTTGATAACTTTCTAAAAGTTACAGGCAATCACGCCTGTATAAATGAATTCTCACGTATTTTTTCTGAACTATCAGAGCAAGAAGGTATTGAAAATGCAAGATTCTTACCTGAATGGGACAGTGAAGATTATCCTTCAAGGGATTGGATGGAGGATCACGTAGGTCCTAAATGGGCATATGTTGATTACTATGAGGAAGGCAATGAGTTTGTCAGTATCACTAGTGCTTGGTGTAGCATATTTTCTTTCACAAAAAGTTTAGCTAGACATCTTGAGGATTTTGACCCTAGAGTGCGTATTGAGCTTACATATATAGATGAATATGTAAACTTTGCAGGAGCTGCTGTTTGGGCAAACAACAATTGGGACGTTGAAGAGGAAGATCACAAATACTTTGAGAGAACTTGGTTGGACGAAGGCGGTGTTGATTTTGAACACGAGGACTATGACTCTTGGGATTACCGAGACATGGTTAATGAAAAACTTGCAGGATGGGCTAATGAAATGGTTTGTTGGATGGAGAACATGACTGATGAATAACGATCACAAACGAAAAATAGCAAAAGTAGTCATCGCTAGTCGTAAAACAATAGATCCTTCGTTCAAAGCATATTGGAAAGCTACTGCTAATAAATTAGCGACTAAATACAAAGTGAACTTGTCAGAAATAGAAAAGTGTCCGGAGTATTATGATGAAACTAAAACTAGTCGCTACCACTAAAGTTTTCAAAAATATAGGGTCTGAGGATTTGCCGATGTGGAGGTGCATTGACGGATCTGAATATATTATTGCTAGGTTTGATAAAGAACCAACGTGGCAAGAAGTTGGTGAATCTATAAATAAAGTCGTCCATTATCTTGAAGGTAAACTTGGGCAAGGAACTAAAGAAATATATTCAGGTTTTGAATTGTATGATGATAAAAATTTAACCCACGCTGAGTTTTTTCAGTTAGAAAATGCAGGCAGTATTGATTTTCCGGCAGAAGATATTACAAGTATAGATGTTACTGAGCAACTAGATGGACTCCAAGGAATATAGGTTTACAGTTGGTTTTACATATTACAATGAGCCAGAACTTTTAAAAAATCAATTAGAGTTTTGGCTTAGATACCCACCTGAGGTAGAAATCATCTTAGTAGATGATGGTTCGCAAAAATATCCCGCATACGACATACTCAAAGATTTAGATATACCTAACTTTCAACTCTGGCAAGTAGATGAAGATTTGGGTTTCAATGGTCATGGTTGTAGAAATCTGATAACGAAACTTGCGTCTACTGATTTTGTTTTATATTTAGATATTGATTGTTTAATGTCCCCGGATAGCATAGGATTCTTAAAGACCATAAAGTTTAGAAAAGAAAGGTTATATAGATTTGCGATGATGAACACCGCCAATAAAAAATATTATCGTTATCCCGGTCATAAAAATGTTTTTCTAGTTAGTAAAGAAAAATATTGGGAAGCTGGAGGATACGATGAATCATTTACAGGATATCATAAAGGCGATCGTGAATTTCACAAAAGATTAGAAGATGTTACAATCTCATCTAAATTATCTACTAGTTTGGGAATCACTGTTGTTAGAGGCGGAAGAAAAGCAGTGGTAGATAAATCGGTTGACCTGATAACTTACGATGATGAAGAAATGTTAATTAGACTACCTAGACCTTCTCCTAAAGAAGTTGATTTAGTTGGAACAGTAAAAGAAAAAATAAATTTCTCCTATACTAGAATGTTATAAATACAAGTATGCTTAGTTTACGAAAATTCATTGTAGAAGCAAAATCAGAAGATAAACTAAAGCACCTAGAACACGTTGAAGACCATGTCATACATGGAGGTGCTGAGGGTTTTGCTCATGCTTATCACACGCTTAACGGTGTACACGAACACCTTTCCGGTAGAGATAACTCTACAAAAATAACAACAAAATATGATGGGTCACCTTCAATAGTTTTTGGTACACACCCAGAGACAGGTAAGTTTTTTGTCGGTTCAAAGTCCGTATTTAACAAAAAGCCTAAAATAAACTACACGCCGAAAGATATAGAAAAAAATCACGGTCACGCACCCGGTCTAGTAACTAAACTAAAAACAGCTTTAGAACACTTGCCTAAAGTACATGATGGTAAAGGTGTATATCAAGCAGACATTATGCACACGCCTGATGATGTAAAACACGAAGGACATAGGGTTTCACATAAAACACAGCTTATCACATATCATCATCCTGCAAATTCTGAACACGCAAAAAAGGCAGTAAACTCTAAAATAGGTGTAGCAATACATACAGCGTACGAAGGAAAAAAGTGGTCTGACATGACAGTCAAGCAGGGTCACATACCTGAATTAGAACACCATGATGATGTTCACCAGTTTCCGATTCACCACGAAACACAACACGTTCCTTATACAAAAGCTATGCAGGACGAGTACACTTCTCATATAAAAAAGGCTATGGGTGCTTACAAGAAAGCTCCTAATGGCGCCTATGAACACACACAAAAACACGCAGAAAAACTCAAAGTGCATATTAACCGAGCAGTGAGAGACAACTCAGCTCCTTCAGCAGAAGGACTTAAAAAACACATTACAGATCATCATGCAAAAGAAGCAACTAAGAGAAAAACTGCTGCTGGACAAGAAGCACAAATAAATGCAGGTAAACGTATGGTTGCTAGTGTAGACGATGGACACGTAAATGCAGCACTAGAAGTACACAAACATTTGCAAAATGCTAAAAATGTTTTGACTACTGCGATGGACGGTCACCACAGTATGGGACATGAAGTTGATGGTGCACCTACATCTCCTGAAGGTTATGTAGTTTATCACAACAACAGACCATCTAAGTTTGTACTGAGACACGAATTTAGCAGAATGAACTTTGCAGCAGGAGATGCGAGGAAACAAAGTGGCTGATAAACACATGGTATTTACATTTGGTAGGATGAATCCTCCTACTGCAGGACACAGTAAACTCATAGATACTGTACACAACCATGCAAAAGAAGTTGGTGCAGACCATCGTGTGGTAGTAAGTCATTCTCAAGACAAACATAAAAATCCATTGCACCCACACCACAAAGTAGACTACCTAAAGCACGTACACCCTAAAACAAATATAGAACATTCTAGTAAAGAATCACCTCACTTTCTTGCACACTTGAAAAAAATACATCAGGAAGGATACAAGAAAGTTACTATGGTAGTTGGTTCAGATAGAGTAGAAGATTTTAAAAATTTAGCAAATAAATACAATGGTCCTGATGGTGAATATCATTTTGACAAAATACATATAAAGTCAGCGGGTGCAAGAGATCCAGATGCTGAGGGTGTAGCAGGCATCAGTGGTACTAAGATGCGATCACACGCAGGCAATAATGACTTAGAAAGTTTTAAGGCAGGGTTACATCCAGATCATTCACACGATCACGCTAAGAAACTTTTTCATGCTGTTAGGAACGGCATGGGGTTGAATGAGGATCAAACAAGATTATCTTTTGGAGCATTTTTGAATGAACAGAGAAGCGATATACGAACAACTTAAAATAGACGAGGGGGTAGAGTATGAAATATACAAAGACCACCTCGGGTATCCAACATTCGGAGTCGGTCACCTTGTTACCGAAGCGGATGCCGAACACGGACAAGAAGTTGGAACAACAGTCTCTGAAGAAAGAGTCAAAGAATGTTTCAGTAAGGATCTTGACACAGCAGTTAGCGAATGTCATAATTTATACGGAGAAGGGGACTTTGGAAAGTTGCCGGGTGAAGTACAGGAGATCCTGGTTAATATGATGTTTAATATGGGGCGTCCTCGACTCTCTGGTTTTAAAAAGTTTAATGCTGCTGTTGAAAGTGGTGATTGGTTGGAAGCAGCAAAAGAAGGACGGGACAGCCGTTGGTATAGACAAGTGACCAACAGAGCTGAAAGATTAATGGTTAGATTAGAACATTTAGCGAGTTTAGAAAGGTGAAATTGTCTTATACAGATAAAACAAAAGTAAAAATAATTTTACTTTTTACAATGACAATTATAGGCCTACCTCTTTGGTTTTTAATTGAACAACCCACGATATGGGAAGTTTTGTTTTGGTTTATACTTTGTAGATTTGTAACCAGAGTAGCTAACATAGGATATCATAGATGGTTGACACATCAACAGTTTGAACCTAGTTGGTTAGGTAGAAAGTTAATGTTATGGTTTATGGTAATTACAGCAGAAGCTCCTCCTGGACATTATGTTGTATCACATTTACAACATCATGCCAATACTGACAAGGAAGGAGATCCTCACGGTCCTAAACAAATAGGATTTTGGAGATTGTTTTGGGGTGAGTATGATGAAGTAAAACCTAGAGTAACTTTTCTTAAATACTATGCAAAACAAAAAGATGCACAATTTGTTACAAATCATTATTGGAAACTATATTTTTTAAATTTAATTATACTAGCATCAATAAATATGTGGTCTATAGTTTGGTTATCATTTATGTTTTCTTGGAGTTGGTTGCAAATGTTACATATAAATTGGAGAGGTCACGGGGGATTGAAAGGAACTCCCGCTAACCTAGGATTGATTTCTAATATATTGATTGGTGGGGAAAATTATCACAAAAATCACCACGACAAACCAAGAAGATTGATTTATGGAAAATGGGACACTACTGGAAAGTATCTTGTCCCCTTGCTTAGATAGGAGATGCTATGAAATTACGAGACCAAATATTGGATGCAAGTAGAAAACATTTTGAAGGAAACATTGAAAAACATCGTGTAAATGTTGAAGTGTACTTAAAAAATCCTGCGGGTATAGGAGAACACTCTGATATTATGGAAGCTATTGAAGGTGAATTATCACAAATGGCTGAATATGATGACAAACTAGAAATGCTTAACAAATATTTTGGAGATTAACAATGGCAAAATTTAATAGATTGCTCGATGCAGATTTTCAGCCTCCTTGCACTTGGATACTTGATCTGTCACTGGCATTTGATTCTGATGTTCTTAATGAAACAGAAGCAAAAACACTAAAGGCGGTCGGTGCTAAAGTAAACACAAAAATGAAAATCACTGTACCTAAAGGTTTCAAAACAGACTTAGCATCTGTTCCCAGAGGTATTTGGTGGTTCATTGCACCCTTTGACGTAGCACGTGCAGGTGTAGTACACGATTATTTGTATTGGTGTATTCGTCAGTACAGAGCCGCCCAGGGTGACAAAGCAGATATGTGTCTTGTTGTAGATGCAAAAGTAGCAGCAGACAAAGTATTTAAAGAGGCAATGGAAGTTTCCGCAGAACACGTAGCAGGATGGAAAAAGTGGTGTGCATGGAAAGCTGTTTGTTGGTTCGGTCATAGCTCTATTGTTCCTAGAGAGGAAATGTAGTGTATTGGATACTACTTAGGGCTGCCTTAACTGGTATTTTTGGTTCCGCTTTTGGTAAGTGGTTCCTTTCTACCCGCATGGGTAGATGGTTTCAAACGAAACTAGATCGCTTTATGGAGTATCTTGCCGTTAAATATGATATAAATATAGCAAAGAAAGAAGCTAAATGGGCATCTCAATATCCTGGTTTGGCAAATAGAATAGAAAAATTAGAAGAGTGGTCTCATCCTCCTGTTGCTCCCGGTGGTACAACAGAAATTATGGAAGAGATAGCGAAACTAAAAAAACAACTTGACCAAATGAATTGGAAGAGAAAGAAATGAAAACAATTATAGAAAATACTACTAACATTTCCAAATATATATTTGAGGACGATGCTTCTGTCACAATAGGCAGCGATAGTACAGCAACTCCTGATTCTGTTATTGCAGACATGAACAGCAGTAATTGCACTATGGTTACAGGAGTTACTCCTCCTGAAGATTGGACAGGTAACAAGTATACTTACAGCGAAGGTGCTTGGTCTGCTAATTCTGACTATGAGGAACTACCTGCAGAACCAGATTGGGAGGCACTACGAGTGGCATCACTGACATGAAAACATTTAAAGAGTTTTTAGAAGAAGCCAAGGGCATGGAAGGTATGACTCAAGGCGGAGGCCATAAGCGTCCTACTGATAAGGGTGCAGGCCTGACAAAGAAAGGTGTTGAGAAATACCGCAGACAGAATCCTGGCAGTAAATTACAAACTGCTGTGACTACTCCTCCTAGTAAACTTGACCCTGACAGCAAAGCAGCTAAAAGGCGTAAGTCCTTCTGTGCAAGGTCACGTGGTTGGACAGGTGAAAGAGGTAAGGCAGCACGTAGAAGGTGGAACTGCTAATGGGAAAAATTGCCTTTGTACTTTTATTGATTATAGTTGTAATGGGTTTGGTGGGTCGTTGGTATTATTATGACACACAGGCACACATAGAACAGTTAAATCAAAACATTGCTACGTTGAGAGCAAATCAAGCACAACTTGAACAAGCCATTGCTACTAGCAATGAAACAATAGAAAGACAACAGAGAGATGCACAACAGTTTGAACTAGCAAACAATACGCTAAGGGAACAATTACAAGAAGCAGAATCATACTCAGATGACTTGGCTTCAAAATTAAGGAATCATAACCTAACAGTATTGACAGCACAAAGACCAGGTTTGATTGAAACTAGAGTAAATAACGCTACAGCGAGATTATTTGATGAAATGGAAATTATTACTGGTAAGCCTGCTCCTACCACTACTGAGTAGTTGCACAGGTTTAGGTTTATTCGGAGGTAGGCAACCTGTACAACCAGAGCCTATTGTAGTTACAGAAACAGAGTATCTTTACAGAGAGATACCAATACAAGCAAGACCTAAACCCGTCACATTATATGACATTGAGTTTTATGCGGTAACGGGTGAGAACATAGATGAGTTTTTAGAAAGGTTTGAGGAAGAGAATGGTGATATTGTTTTCTTTGCAATCAGTGTTCCTGATTATGAAAACATATCACTGAACATGGGTGAACTGAGAAGATTTATTGAATCACAAACTGCTGTTATTGTTTATTATGAGGAAAATGTAAACGTACAACCAGAGGAAGAAGATGAGTCTTAAAGATTGGTTTGGCAAAGGTTCTAAAGGCGATTGGGTTCGCATGGACACTAAAGGCGAAATAAAAGGACCTTGTGCAAGAGAACCTGGCGAAGGTAAGCCTAAGTGTTTGCCACGTTCTAAGGCTCAAGCTATGTCGAAAAAAGACAGAGCATCAGCAGCTAGAAGAAAACGTAGACAAGACCCAGTAGCAGACAGACCTGGGAAAGGCGGTAAACCTATCATGGTAAAAACAAAAAAAGAAGAAGTGGAATACATTACAGAAAAGTCAAAGCCTACTAATCCAGCATTATGGTCACGTGCTAAGGCAGCAGCACGTGCTAAGTTTGACGTTTATCCTTCAGCATACGCAAATGGTTGGGCAGTACGTTGGTACAAGAAACGTGGCGGTGGTTGGAGAACTGTAAAAGAAGAAACTGTCAACGAAAAGTGTTGGGACGGATACAAACAGGCTGGTATGAAAAAGAAAGGCGACAAAGTTGTTCCTAATTGTGTCAAAGAAACTGATCTCGGTGTTATGATTGCAAAGGCACAGTCTGACAGAATAAAAAGAGATTGGAACAAGAAGTCTCAGTCTGAAAAATTAGACTCACTCAAAAAGGACAGAGCAGAACTCAAGAAGAGAATGTCAGAGGGTGAAAATCATTCTTGGAGAACAGACGGACACTATAAAAAAGACGGCACAGAATATACAGGTGACCAACACGCCCATGATGGTCAGGTTATGACAGGAAAAACTCACACTAAAGATAGTGAAAACCTGTATCACTTTAAGGACTTGTCACCCGAAGTAAAGAAAAAAGTATTAGAAAGAATGAAAATGGATGAAGGTCTTGTTGACAAGATAATGAAGTCCAAAACATTGCACAAAAGAAACTACGCATATGCTGCAAAAGAACTTGAAAAAAGGATGAAAAAAGATCCTAGTAAGACAAAACAAAGTCACGCACATGATGTTGCTAGTTATGTAAGAAATATTGATGCACGTAAACTTACTGCTGAGGAAAAAGATTCCCGTGATGGCGGTAAATATAGTAGTTATCAAAGACAAGTACAAAAAAGAGATAAAGAAAAAGAACAGAGTGCTAAAAAGGCTACCAAACCAGGGAGAACCATGCCGCAGCTGAACATAGGCATGAAGCACATGACAGCTGCACAAAGACACGCTCAACCTTCTGCTAAAAAAGTGAAAGCCAGTGTACATGGTCCAGCTGCTTATGACTCAGAAGCAGCAAAAAGACGCAAGGCTATTGAAAGACACCAAGAAAGACAAAGAGAAAAAGATTATTGGGATGACGATTTTGATATGACAGGTTGTCCTTTGTTGGAGAAACTTAATCCTTCAATGGGAATCAAAAAATATATAAACGATTTTTACAAGTCAGACGCACCTCAGTTTAGAGGAGCCTCAAAGGCAAAACGCAGAAAGATGGCAGTAGCTGCATACTTAGGCGCTAAGCGTGGCGATTAAATGAAAACCTTTATAGAGTTTACTGAAATAAACAGACACGGTATTCCAAAAGATGCTACTAAAGCAGAATTGGAAGCCATACGTTCCAGTAAAAAATCTAGTAAAGGTAAAAAGAATTTAGCACATTACTTGCTAAATATGCACCATGAAGAAATAAAGTATGATTCTTCTATGGGCGGACATGAATGGGGTACTGACAAAGGTACTCAGTACATGAAAAGTAAAACTCCCGGCGAGAAAAAGAAAATAAAGGAGGCTAAGGAAATGAGTAAGAAAGATCCTGTAGCCAAAAACATGAATAAATTTAATAAGCCTGCTACTCACAGAGACCGTAAGAATGATTACAGTCGAAAGGATAAGCACAAAGATAAAATTTATGAAGAAGGTGAGGCAGGAGAAACAAAAGCAGAATACAGAAAAGACAATGAAATCAATGCCCCTGAGGCAGGTATAGTTCCTCTGAATGATAAAGACGTCAGAGCATTAGAACACGATATAGATGTGTTCAATTGGCAAATGGCAATTGACCTTGAATTGTATGATGAAGATGAACTAATAGATGACATTGATTCAGACGATCCACATGACGAAGTGCAAATTACTGAGGTACTGTCAGTACAAGGCAGACTCAAGCGTAGATTCGCAGCAAGAAAGAACAGACAAAAGTTAAAAGTAGCTAGAAACATTGCACTGAGAAGAGGCTCTACACCTGACCGTTTGAAGAAACGTGCAACAAGAGGTGCAAGAGGATTAGTTTATAAACGTCTACTAAGAGGCAGAAGCAAAACTAATATGCCACCTGCTGAAAAAGCACGTTTAGAAAAAATGTTGCAGCTATACACCCCTCTAGTACAAAGACTTTCAGTTAGATTACTTCCTAATATGCGTAAAATGGAAATACAACGCATGAAAAACAGGAAAGGATCAGCCGCCAAGAAGTCTAAGAAGTACAAAGCAGCACGTCCAGTAGCCAAAAAACAAGTAGCGAAAAAGTTTAAAATTAAAAAGTAGTCTAAGTCATACAGGTTATAAATACCAGTATGAATAAAACACAAAAACAACGACTACAGCAGCTTGTTAGACAAGGTATCATACCTAATGCTAAACTACAAGTTCTTATGCGAGCTATAGGTAAGTCTCGCCTAGGTGTTCTATTGACTCCCGATGAAAGAAATGTAATGTCTGTATATTTAGACAAATTGCAAAATTTTGTATTAGGAGACCAAGCTGTTTTTAATCGTGCAAGAACTTTAAACACACAAAGGTCGAAATATCAGACGGAGGAATCCACTGTGGAAATTGATGAGAACGTCAGGATTGTTGACGGTCCTGAAGAAGAAGAAAACATGAGAAAAACGGCTGAAAACAAAGCCAAAAGACTTTCTATTCGTAAGCGTGACAAGTACAGACTTCTTACACCCGAACTAAAGAAAGAAAAAAGCAAAGCTGGCATGGATGAGGAAGTAGCAAATTTCCATGAAGTTTACAAAGATAGATTTGATGCAGCACTTGAATACTACGGTGTCACTAATATCAGAGACTTACCAGAGGATAAAAAGGCTGAATTTTTTGCTGTAGTTGATGAAGCAACTAAAATGGATCCCGTTGGACAAGAGGACGATGACGTTGACAATGACGGTGATTCAGATTCTTCTGATGCTTACCTCAAGAAAAGACGTAAAGCTATCAACAAGGCAGTGAAGAAAGAAGAAGTAGAACAAGTTGATGAACTGAATAAATCTACTCTTTCCTCTTACATTCAGAAGGCAGCAGATCCTGCTAAGAAAAAGTCAAACGTAAATCTTGCTTCTAAGGCAGCTTATAAGTTGTCAAAGGCAGATCCTTCTGATATGTCTAGCAGTCCTGGCGATAAAGAAGATCAGAAAGCATATATGAGAAGCAAAGGCATTCAAACAGCAGCTAAGAAACTTGCTAAGGAAGAGGCGGAACAGTTGGATGAATACGGAAATCCTGCTGCAACTCCTGAAAGACTGCAAATAATTAGAAGAGCAGCAGACAGAGTACAAAGTGGACAGGCTGCAAAAGATGCTGAGAAGCGAGCAAAGAGAGACATGAAGCAGAAAGGTGCCCAAAAAGGCATGGCTCCTCTCAAAAAGGACGTTGAGGAAGAAATACAACGGCTCCGAAAGATGATTAAAGAAGGCACAGACAAAGCAGAATCTTATAGACTTCTCGCAAAAATTTTAAATAAAACAGAAAACTCAGGAGAACAATAATGTCTGGATGGGGAAATACAGATACTCAGGCTAATAAGCCTCAGAGCGAGGCCACTACTTTTACTATTGATAGCACTAGCACTGATGTTGTAAACGCTACTGACGATACCATTAATATTAAACATGGTTTCGCAACAGGAGATGCGGTTGTTTATACTACAGCAGGAACTGCTATTGTAGGATTGGCAAGTGGCACCACTTATTACATTATCGCAGGCGATGCGGCTGCTGATACAGCTCACGATTATCAGTTAGCTGCTTCAGCTTCAGACGCACTTGCAGGCACACAGATTGACATCACTGGTGTCGGTGATACTGCTACTGACACTATTCAAATTCTAGCATCTACTGTGTTCGGTGTAGCTGACGAAGAAGTTTCAGCGGCAACTGGAGACGGTAAAGGCGTTTCTCACTCAGGTTGGGTGAAGCGAACTGAAACAGCAACAGGACGTATTTCATCCGTTGACACTATTAGTGCAGCAGACGCTTCTCGTAAAGGCGGCAAATACTTTCTTACTGTAGGTGACACTGGTGTTTCTACTGGTGGTTCAGGTACAGGCGGAACTTTTGAAATTCAGGTTGACTCTGGTGGTGCAGCATACGTAAACGTAATATCAGGTGGTTCAGGTCATGCAGATAATGACGTTATCACTGTAACTGATGGTGCTCTAGGCAGCGGTGGAGGTGCTTCATTGACTTTCAACGTGAATGGCATCAATAGCAAACTTCAGCACGAGGTTCTAGTAGCACTTACTGACACAGCAATCGCTGATATGGGTGATGCCTCAGACGATACTGAGTTCCCAGACTCTTAATAAATACTTTTAATTTAGGAGTATTTTTATGGCAGATGCGAAACTCTCAGAACTAACGGCGGCCACAACGGCCGCTGCTTCTGATTCTACCTATTTGGTGCAGTCAGCTACCAGTAAAAAAATTACAATAGCAAACCTTTTTGGTACTATTGCTACACCTGCTGTGTTTACTGACAAGATTCAAATCAAAGACACTAATACGCAAACAACGTCAGGTGCTATTGTCGTTACAACTAATATCACATTTTTGAATAATCCTGATACTGGTGGTAACATGAGTCTAGCTGCAGGATCTGATGGGCAAATTAAATTAATTATTATGACTAGTAACACTGGCAGTCATACATTAACACTCACAGGATCAAACGTAGAAGGTAATGTTGCATTTGATGCTGCAGGTGAGACAGCAACTATGATATATACTAATAGCAAGTGGTATATGATAGGAGGTACTGCTTCGTATTCATAGGAAATTAGTATATGATTGAGTTGAATGAAGATAATTTTTTTATCTATGCGGTTAAACATTATTACAGCCCAGGTTCAATAGGAATAAAAGATTTAGAAGAAGACCTAAATAGAATAAAATATATAAAGAGACTTCTAAATCGGTATCAAAAAACAGGCGAGGCAAATGAACGATTAATTTTGAATCATTTGGTAGTCCTATATAATGTTTTTGATGAGGCTGCAACACATATGTTGTTTTATAAGTTAGGCGAAGAATACTGGTCTGATTTAAAAACATACTTAGTTTATTTACATAGAATGCCTTTACAGACAATAGTGAGTAAAGGTATAATAGAAACCGACATACCGTTAAACGAAAGTTTAATTAAAATATTGAGAAAACTATAATGTCAAGATTAGCAGACGGATATGTCACAATACGAATACTTAGAATGCTCGCTACTCCTATTGAAGGTAGTCAAGCATACAAGTTAGGTATTGTTGACAAAGACGGAAAAAAGATTAAGAATCCAGTAACCGGAACGGAGAAAGATTCTTATTCTATGCTGCAGCGTTTCGTATTCAAATTGCAACGTGCTTTGATGAAGTCACCTGACAGAAACGCAAAAAGACTCTTGACAGTAGCAGCAGCATTGAGTATACTCAGAGAAAACAAGGAACTAGATAATTTAACTGATGAGGATCTTGAAATACAGTTAGATTTATTTGAGAACTTTGAGGAAGTCCAAAGACAAGCAAAACTTCTAGAACACAATGTACTTTCTTTTAAATCTTTCAATGAAGAAATGGGAGTTGCAGGTGGAGCAATAGCCGGACTAGGCGTTGATAATCCCAGTAAGCCGAATCAAGCAGAGCCGGGTAGGGATCCTGTAATGATGCCAATGATACGTAGGAAGAAGAAAAAGAAAGATGGCAACGGTTAAATCCCTAGAAACAGAGGTAGCACTCGTAAAAAATGACGTTTCTCAAATAGGAAATTTATTTGAGAAACTTGAGGTTGCCTTAGATAAAATCACAGACGTAAATAATAGCATAAGTCAAATGTTAGCAGTACATGAACAGCGTTTGACTGAGGGTGACCGAGAGTTTAAAGAAATGAAACAAGAACTAAATGTTGCCGAAAATAAGTTTGACAATGAAGTAAAAGAACTACATTCAAGATTAACCACGAATACTAGAGAAATAGAAACTAAAATGTCTGATGAAATAGATAAAGTTCTTGAAGCTATCAAAGACTTGAAGTCTCATATGGTGGTGAATCAGGAAAAGTTAGATAAAAGAATTACTGCTCTAGAAAAGTGGCGTTGGATAATTCTTGGTGCATTTGCAGCCGGCGGATTTTTAGTTGGAAATGATGTGACATTTTCTTCTATGATGAAAATGATAGGAGGTTGACAAACCCTTTTTATTATTGTATTATATAGTATGTCTTTATATATTGATCTCAAATTTGTAAATATGTTGTCCAACAAGTTGGAAAGATTCCAACGTAAAGATGACTACCTATTTAACTGCAGATGTCCTATTTGTGGTGATTCTCAAGTAAAGAAAAATAAAGCTAGAGGCTATCTGTATCGCAAAGAAAACGATATGTTTTATCGTTGTCATAACTGCGGCTTTGGCACCACACTCGGTAAATTTATAGAACAGATCGACAACCTCCTCTACAAAGAATACGTTATGGAGAAGTTTGTCAAAAAAGATGAACAACCTAAAACTGAACCGAATCCTGACTTTGCTTTTGATTTCAAACCTGACTTTGACAAACCCTCACGTTTGATTGACAATCTCATGGAAAGGCTTGATACATTGCCTGCTGAACATGAAGCAGTAAAATATTGTCAAAGCAGAAAGATACCCGAATCACAATTTCACAAACTGTATTATGTTGATGACATTCGTACACTGTCACAGTTGAATACCAAATACACTCAGGCACTAAATATCAAACAACCTAGATTGGCACTCCCTTGTATCACATCTGATGGACAGTTATCTGGTTTGACACTGAGAGGCATGAGGGGTGAGAAACTTAGATATATTCAGTTAAAAATAAAAGAAAATGACTTGCAGGTGTTTGGACTTGACACTGTAAATACTGATGAAGAAGTCTATGTTGTTGAGGGTCCCATTGACAGTTTGTTTATTGACAATGCTATTGCTTGTGTCGGCACATCTTTCGGTAAAATAGACAAATTGCGGTTGACATTTTTTACGATGATATTTGACAATCAGCCACGTAACAAAGAAGTATGTAAACTTATCCAGGATCAAATTGATATAGGAAACAAAGTTTGCATTTGGCCTGATTATGTTCACGAAAAAGACATAAACGAAATGATAACTTCAGGCTTGACACAGGACAAAATAAAATATATTATAAGTAATAATACCTACCAAGGTCTTGAAGCACAATTGCAATTTACACAATGGAGAAAATGTTAATGGAAGTATCGCTTGTAGGAATGACACAACCCTCAGCAACAACGGGGTGTCATACGGCTAACGAACTTATTGCTTATGCAGCCCGTGTAAGTAACCCAGGGAATCAAAATAACGCAGAAACAGCACCTAAACTTCTAAAATATTTAATTAAAAACGCCCACTGGAGCCCATTTGAAATGGTTTCTGTCACCATGGAGATAAAGACGACCAGGGACATTAGTAGACAGATTATTAGGCATCGTAGTTTTAGTTTTCAGGAGTTTAGTCAGCGATACGCCGTATCATCGAACTATGTGGACAGAGAGGCACGTTTACAAGATCCAAAGAATAGGCAGAATTCTGTAGAGACTGATGATAAGGCTCTGCAAGAAGATTGGAACATGAAACAGCATGAAGTTGTGAACAAAGCTAAAGAAGTTTATGAGTGGGCTTTGGATAAAGGTATTGCAAAGGAACAAGCACGTGCTGTGTTACCTGAGGGTAATACTGAAACAACATTGTACATGGCAGGCACGTTGAGAAGTTGGGTACATTATTGCGATTTGAGGATGGCAAACGGAACACAAAAAGAACATATGGAAGTAGCTGCAAAATGTTGGGAAGTTTTATCACATCATTTTCCTGATGTTGTGCAAGCAGTCGAAGAACTAACAGGCGCATAATATGGCTAAGAAAGAATATATGGGTATTCAAATTGACCTGTCCCGTGACGAACTATTTGACAAATTAGGTTTACAAAGACTGAAAGAAAGTTATATGAGAGAGGAAGAAGAATCTCCTCAAGAGCGTTTTGCTTTTGTCAGTTCTAAGTTTGGTTCTAATCCTGAACACGCACAACGCTTGTATGAATACTCAAGCAAACATTGGCTTTCATATTCTACACCTATTTTGTCTTATGGTCGTTCTAAGAAAGGTATGCCTATCTCATGCTTTCTAAACTTCATTGATGACACGGCGGAGGGACTCGTTGAAAATCTTTCTGAAACGAATTGGCTATCTATGCTCGGCGGTGGCGTTGGGATTGGTTTTGGCATCCGTTCCTCCGATGATAAGTCTGTTGGTGTTATGCCTCATCTCAAGACTTACGATGCATCGTGCCTCGCATATCGCCAGGGACGCACACGCAGGGGCAGTTACGCTACTTATCTTGATATTTCTCACCCCGATGTTTTGATGTTCCTTGAAATGAGAAAGCCTACAGGCGATCCTAATGTTCGTTGTTTGAACTTGCATCATGGTATCAATATCAATGACAGATTCATGGAACTTATTGAACGCTGTATGACAGACCCTGAGGCAGATGACGGTTGGAATCTCACAGACCCGCACACAGGTGAAATACGTGAAACTGTATCTGCAAAAGAACTGTGGCAGAAGATACTTGAACTACGTATGGAAACAGGCGAACCATACATTCACTATATTGATACAAGTAACAGGCAGTTGCCTGAATGGCAAAAAGACTTGGGATTGAAAATACACCAGTCCAATCTCTGCTCAGAAATCATTTTGCCTACAAACAAAGACAGAACTGCGGTATGTTGTTTGTCCTCAGTAAACTTAGAATACTATGATTCTTGGTCAAGGAACACAATGTTTCTTAAAGATATTGCAGAAATGTTGGATAACGTATTACAACACTTTATTGACAATGCACCTAAAGAAGTCAGCAGAGCAATATTTTCTGCAAGCCGTGAAAGGAGTATAGGAGTTGGAGCATTAGGATTCCACGCCTATCTGCAATCAAAAAAATTACCTTGGGAAAGTGCTATGGCAAAAAGTGCTAACCTAAGAATGTTCAAACACATTAGGAGTAAACTAGATGAAGCAAATCTGGAATTGGGTAGTGAGCGAGGAGAAGCGCCTGATGCAGTTGACACAGGAAGAAGGTTTAGTCATGTCATGGCTATCGCTCCTAATGCTTCTAGTTCTATTATTATGGGTAACACTTCACCATCTATTGAACCTTTTAGGGCAAATGCTTACAGGCAGGACACACTTTCTGGAGCATATCTCAACAAAAATAAGTATTTGGTGGATCTCATTAAAGGTAAGATTGAAACTGGGGAAACAAAACAGACAGAAGATGAAGTCTGGTCTTCAATAATTTCAAATGACGGTTCAGTGCAACACTTGACCTTTCTTGATGAATGGGAAAAAGATACGTTTAAAACAGCAATGGAGATAGATCAGCGTTGGGTTATAGAACACGCTTCAACTAGGCAAGAGTATATCGACCAAGCACAGTCGCTTAATTTATTCTTCCGACCTGATTCCAATATCAAATACCTACACGCTATACATTACTTAGCTTGGAAACAAGGATTGAAAACACTATACTATTGTCGTTCTGAAAAGTTGGGTAAGGCAGACAAAGTTTCTATACGCATAGAGAGACAAATAATCAAAGAACTTGATCTCACTGCTATGGTAGAAGAAGATGTATGTATTGCGTGTGAAGGCTGATGGAAAAAATAACTTTAGATCATGTAGCAAAATTCATACCTGAAAATAAACCTATAGGTATTTTAGTATCAGGTGGTTTTGACAGTGCTACACTTTGGTATGCAACCAAAAAAATATGTATGGAGAGAGATCAAGAATGTCTTCCTTACACCATACCTAAGTTAGATGGTGCAGAACATCACTCTAAAAAAGTGATGGAAGTAACTTGTCATTTATTAGATATACCAGTCGTTGAGCCCACTATGGTAGGAGAAAAAACAGATGATCCTACTGAGACTACAATATCTGGGATAAGAGATGTCATAAAGAAATACGAAAAATTTGCATTGGTAGCAGACACAGCTTACTTTGAAGATTTGGAATACCACACAGACCCTGAACCTAGAAGAAGACCTGAAGCCAGAGTTTTACAGTTTATGGAACAACCTTATTTTTATTTCACAAAAGATAAGGCGTTGTTGTTTGCTAAAGATTTAGGAATACTTAATCATATTATACCCGTCACACATTCTTGTACAGAACAAGATTGGGGCAGGTGTAAAGAATGTTACTGGTGTAAAGAAAGAGAACTTGCCTTTGTAAAAGCAGGACTTGAAGATTATGGTTTGGCATGACTTTAACATAAGAGAGACTGAATATGGAAGATTTGAAAGCTAATATAGGGTTTACTTGTTCTACATTTGATTTGCTACATGCGGGTCATATCACTATGCTGAAAGAAGCAAAGAGCAAGTGTGACTATCTAATCTGTGGACTGCAAACTGATCCTACTATCGACAGACCGAACAGCAAGAACAAACCAATTCAGACTCTAGTAGAGCGTTGGATTCAACTTGAGGCTGTAAAGTATGTCGATGAGATTGTTGTTTATCAAACAGAGAAAGACCTCGAAGATTTGCTTCTCACATTGAAGATGGATGTCCGTATTGTAGGAGAAGAGTATCGCAATACTATCTTCACTGGCAAAGATATTTGTGAACAGCGTGATATTGAATTATACTACAACAAAAGAGAACATAGTTTCTCTACAACTGAATTAAGAGAACGAATCTATGCCGCTAAATCAATCAGTGTTAAAGCTGTTCCTTGAGGATTATGATTTGGCATGATAGAAAAAATAGACAGCACTTATCCCGTAGATGAAATTATAGATTTTTGTAAAGCAGCTATTGACAGTGATGTACCTGCTACTAAAAATTTAGAATATCAGAACTGGGATGTAAAACCACATACGCTTCTTTATGCGTTATACAAAGAAAAAAGATTCGATGGCCACAAATCTGGATATTTTATATATAAGGAACACGGTGAAGTTGTTGCAGGTAGTGGATTTTATCCTTGCGATTTAGACAATAACATATATTGTCAAACAAGATCATTTACAATAAAAAAATTTATTGACTTTCACAAATTAAGTTTTGCAACGTCTGATTACTGTTTTTGGCAAGATTATAAAGGCGGTATCATAACTTATGAAACACATAATAAAAAATATGCAGAAAAATTAGTAAATCTTCAAAACAAACACGCTAACAATGTCTATTACAAAAAACACATACTTAATAATAGGGTGTACCAACACACCTACAAAAAACAAGGCACACGTTGCCTCCCTTTAGAAATGTGTGATTTTTCTATAATGTATAGAAACTGTGAACAAATTATAACGTACCATTTATTTGATGAAAATTACAAACAAGAACTAATACAAAACTTAGAGAAGGCAAGGATAGATGACTAAATTGACGGAAGAAAGAGCGTACTTCAAACCCTTTAACTACGCTTGGGCATATGATGCTTGGTTGAAGCACGAGCAGTCGCATTGGCTACACACAGAAGTGCCAATGTCAGAGGACGTAAAGGATTGGAAAACAAAACTTTCAACAGCAGAAAAATCATTTCTCACAAACATCTTCCGTTTCTTTACACAAGGTGACATTGATGTAGCAGGCGGCTATGTCAATAACTATCTTCCATACTTCAAGCAACCTGAAGTCCGTATGATGTTAGCAGGATTCGCAGCACGAGAGGCACTGCACGTAGCGGCATACTCACACCTTATTGAAACACTAGGTATGCCTGACTCCACATATAATGAGTTCCTTGAATACGATGCTATGAAAGACAAGCATGAATACTTCATGGATATGTCAAACAATAATGGGACTATAGAATCAGTGGCAACAAATATTGCTGCCTTCTCAGCATTTACAGAAGGTATGCAGTTGTTTTCATCATTCATCATGTTGTTGAACTTCTCACGCTATGGTAAGATGAAGGGCATGGGACAGATTGTTACTTGGTCAATCGTAGACGAAACTCTACACGCTGAGAACATGATTAAGTTGTTCCGTGAGTATGTAAACGAGAACATTGAAATTTGGAATGACAGTTTGAAGTCATCTATATACACCATTGCTGAAAAGATGGTAGAACTTGAGGACAAGTTTATTGATTTGGCTTTTGCAATGGGTCCAATGGAAGGACTGACACCTGAAGATGTCAAGAAGTATATACGTTATATTTGTGATAGGCGTTTAATTAGTTTAGGACTTAAAGGTATCTTCAAAGTAAAAAGAAATCCATTGTTGTGGGTTGAGGAAATGATTAACGCTCCTACTCATACAAACTTTTTTGAAAACAGAGCAACAGACTATGCTAGAGGTGCATTAACAGGCAACTGGTCTGAGGTCTGGGCATGAAATCAAAGTTTCTAAGTTATTTTGCAAATATAGCTAGTGAAACGGCAAAACTATCGACAGCAAAGAAAACACAGGTTGGTTGTGTTATAGTAAAGGACAATAGAATATTATCAATAGGATACAATGGTATGCCTTCGGGTTGGAGCAATGATTGTGAACATACTATAGACACAGGAACAAATATTTATTATGAAACCAAACCAGAAGTTTTACACGCAGAAGCCAACGCATTGATGAAGTTGTGTAAATCTACAGATTCAAGTCAAGGCGCTGTGTTGTTTGTTACACATTATCCTTGTATAGAGTGTGCTAAACTAATTTATCAAGCAGGGATATGTATGGTGTATTATATAAATGATTATACTGCTTCAAAAGGAACCGGCAAAGATTTTTTGCATAAGGCAGGAATAAGCGTATGTCAAGTCTCGTAGTAAAGAAAACTGTAGAATGTGAAAAGTGTAATGCTGAGTTTAGCATACAACATGATATGTCTGAAAATCACTACATGGTAGCTCACTGCTGTTTTTGTGGTAAAGAACTTGATATTGAAGTAACACTGGACGATTTTGTAGATTTATCTGATGAGGAGTTTTGGAATGAGTGACAAGTGGCATGGAGGCAAAGGCTCTCGATATAGAAAAGTAGATCCAACGGCTTATAATGAAAATTGGGAACGTATCTTTGGTAAAAAAGATATGAAATTTACGACTGCGGAAGACTTTATAAATAGTACATCTGATTATGAGGATGTACTTGATGGCAAAGAAGAAAACACGGAAACCAAAAGAGAAACAGATACATAGAGTTTATTGCACATATTTTCCTAATGGTGATTATTATATAGGATACTCAGGCAAGCCTCAAAGGCTCTATGAAAAATATTATGGTAGCTCCAAGTATGTAAAGGAGTATGAAGGTGAACTGGCAAAGGAAACTATTGCTGAGTATGACAAGAAGTCATGGGCTAAGATGCAAGAGTTTCTCCTACAGTGGCAACAACGACACGATCCTAAGTGTCTCAATTCCATGTTAAACATAAGACTGAACAAAGAGCCATTGGCTGATTTTGTTCCTAAGGAGTGGACACCTAAATGTTCTTTATAACACTTTTATTATTATCAGCGTTGTCGGTATCAGTAGTAGCGGGATGGTTCTCCATTGTAGGACTGATGGCTATTTTTCCTGCCGCAGCAACAGCTATATTAGCAATGGGTGTTGTTTTAGAAGTAGCAAAACTAGTTACAGCATCATGGCTGTATAGGTATTGGCAAACAACAACCATACTTTTAAAAACATATTTTACTAGCGCAGTTATCATTTTATCAGTAATCACATCTATGGGTATCTTTGGATTCCTGTCCAAAGCACATTTGGAGCAAACAGTTTCTACTGGAGACAATACACTACAGGTAGCACGTTTAGATAGACTGATAGAGAACGAGGAACGTAGAATAACTGATGCTCAGACTGTCTTAGATCAACTAGACGAAACAGTACAGACACTTATTGATTATGACCGAATACGAGGTGAGGACGGTGCTGTAGCTACAAGAGAGAGGCAGACTGAAGAAAGAAATGAACTTAACGGAATCATAGACGCAGCACTTTCCGAAATAGACAGAATATCAGATGACAAATTGATATTGGAAACGGAGCAGTTACAAATAGAAGTAGAAATAGGTCCGATATTGTACGTAGCAGAGATGATATACGGAAATACTGACAAGGCAACTATTGACAAAGCTGTGAGAGGTGTTATAATACTATTAATAATTGTATTTGATCCTCTAGCTATCTTACTAGTTGTTGCAACCAATATGAGTTTGAAAGAGCGGCGAGGTGAAAAGATAACTTTTGTAACCAAAAAGGTAGTTGAAAAAGAAC